ACATCCATCTGTTTTTTCTGAAAATGGGAACGAATTACTTTTTGATGAAGAAGGTAATTTAATAAAAGAATTTCCCAAACAAGAAATAACAGACGAACAAGCAATAAAGATGCTTCAGGATATGAATAAACAACCAATGAGATTCCATTGTGTACCTAAAGAAATATCAGATGAAGAAATAGAGAAATTGCAAACAGAAATTGAATTTGTTGCGACAAATTCTTGGATAGAATATAATAAAAAAGATACTGATGATTCTGAATCTTTTTACAATGGATGGAGAATGGCAATTGAGTGGTATTTTAAAAAAATAAAAAATGAGCATTAAAGAAAAATATAATGTAAAAAGCATACAATCATACTTAACGCATGAATGGTTGTTGAAAAAACATTATGCGAAAAGAATACCAAGCATAAGTTATGCATTTGGTTTATTCAATGAAGAAATATTAATTGGAATCATGACAATTGGTAAACCCGCAAGTCCAAGTTTATGCAATGGGATATGTGGCAAAGAATTTTCAGAATATGTATATGAACTAAATAGATTATGTATCAATGATAATATAGAAAAAAATGTATTAAGTTATTTCATTTCTAAATGTTTTAAATTAATTAAAGATGATTTAATTCTCGTAAGTTATGCAGACATGGCAATGAATCATAATGGTTATATTTATCAGGCAACAAATTGGATTTATACTGGCGTCACAAAGGAAAGAACAGACATAGGTAATGATGATGGTACGCATAGTAGACATTATGATAAAACATTAGATAAAAAAATAAATAGAAAAATTAGAAGCAGTAAACATAGGTATATTTATTTTACTGGAAATAAAAAACAAATTAAATATTTTAAGTCTGTATTAAAATACAAAATTGAGCCATATCCAAAAGGAGAAAACAAAAGATATGATTCAAGTTATTCTCCAGTCATACAAAAAGAAATATTTTAAATGGTATAGAGAACGATTAAAAAGTAAGGGAAATGGAGAAAGCTAAAAAGAAAGAAAAAAAGATTATCCATAAGAGAACATTTACAATGGGAGAAATCAATCATCTTATTGTCGTATTAATGGAAAATGAAAGAGAGGGATGGCATTATGGGAACAAAGAACAATATTGGAAAAGACATCAGAGTATCTTAGAGAAACTTGGTCATTATTATCCTGACAAAATTGAGAACAATTAAAACAAAGACAATGATAACCAATTTTGAAGAAATCACGTATGAAATCACAGATGAAGAATTGCAGATTGTGAATTTGTTGATTCGTGGTTTTAAAAATCATACATCAAAGAATCCGATTAAAGCACCTGATATTGTGTATGCAATAAACAACAAATACAATTTCAAACTATCCGAACCACGTTTCCGTAAATTGTGCAATTACATCAGGACAAATAGTTTACTGCCATTAATAGCAACTTCAAAAGGATATTATTGCAGTTATGATAAAACTGAAATACAACAACAAATTCAATCACTGCGTGAACGTGCAGATGCAATTTATCAATCAGCAAATGGTTTAAATAAATTTTTATGACATACAAACGAACTGACGCAAACCAACAAGACATAATCAACAAACTGCGAACCATCCCAAATCTTTCAGTTGTTTCAACGCATACATTAGGCAAAGGATTCCCAGACATCATTGTCGGTTACAAAGGGAACAACTACATGATTGAAATCAAAGATGGTGCAAAATGGAAATCACAACAGAAACTCACTGCAGATGAACTTGTGTTTCACATGAAATGGAAAGGACAAATCTGCGTTTGCAATTCATTTGAACAAGTGTTTGAATTAATAAATAATAAACAATAAATATTGCAGTTAAATATTTTTTCATAATTTTAGTGAACCAAAATGAATAGTGAATCTAAATCAACATATCGCTGACATTTATAAACATCCTGCGTTCAATAAATTAATTTCAAAAATCAAACCGACTGAACTACAAGATGATTTGAAACAAGAGGTGGCAGTGATTCTTTTGACAAAAGAAAAGGAACAAATTAAACGACTGATTGAAAAAGATGAATTGTTACAATACACTTTAGGCATTGTCTGGATTTATGCCACTACCAAAAACAACACATTTTACAAGACGTTTAAAAAAAGTAATCATGAACTTATCAACGAATATCACGAACGACAAAAAGGCAAAGAAATATTCAGTGATAAACAGATTGCAGTTGCCAACAAATTGTTGGATGAAAAATTGAACATGAATCCGAATCAGGCACATGAGTCAATCATTTTCAGGAAATACATTGAATTGTCCAGTGCGGAAAAGGTTGCAAGTTATTTTGGTATTCCTGCGATGCATTGTTACGAGGTTATAAGGAAAACAAGAAAAGAATTAATAAAAGCGTTGAAAGATGTTAGTTAATATTTTAGCAGGTTTTTTCTTCAGTTACTATTTTGTGAACGTTGCAGGATTTCCCAACGCAATAAAGGCAGGATTCAATATGAAGCGTGGCGCAAGATTGAAACCATTTGATTGTGTAACTTGTCTTTCAGTTTGGGTTTCCGCAGGATTGTTTTTTTTACCACATATTTATTCAGAATTTCTTTGCATCATATTTGGTGCAGGATTCATCGGTCAAAAAGTCAAATGAAAATTTTAGGAATTGCACATCCGAATTCAGGTTGCGGTTATCATCGCATCGTTTTGCCATTGATGATGATGGAAGGCATTGAGGGAATCTGCACAAACAAACCGACAGATGAAGTACTTTCTGAAAAATGGGATATTCTATTTTACAATCGTGTTTCAATGTTTGATAACTCATTAGAAGAAACAAAGGAACGTTTAGGTTGCAAAATAGTTGTGGACATGGATGATAGTTGGTTATTACCTACAAACCATTTGAACTATTATGACTATCAGCACATGAATGCACAAATAGAAAACAACCTTCGTGTTGCTGACCTTGTCACTTGTACCAACGAAAAATTGGCAAACCTTATCAAAAAACATAACGAAAACGTTGTAATCATTCCAAACGCAATTCCTTACGGATACCATCAGTTCAATGATGAAAAAATTGAGGATGAAAAAATAAGAATATTTTGGTGCGGTGGAATTACACACGAAGGTGATTTGGAATTGTTGAAAAATCCATTTAGGAAATTATTGATTCACAAAGACAAAATCAAAATGGTGTTGGGTGGATATACGGCAACTGATGAATTGAGCAAATGGTTGTGGGATAAAATGTTATCCTATTTCACAAATTCTATGAAATTAGAATTCAGGGCATTGGCAGGAACATCACCAAATTTGTACATGGATATGTACAAGAATGCTGACATAATGGTTGTACCTTTGTTGGAATCTGATTGGTCATCGTGTAAATCAAACCTGAAGTTATTAGAGGCAGCGACAAAGGGAATACCAGTCATTTGTTCAAAGGTTGAACCATACGCAAGTGATACGGATGCGCCAGTGTTGTGGGTGGAAAAACAATCGGATTGGTTTAAGCACTTGAATTTTTTAATCAACAATAAAAATGCAAGATTTGATTATGGGCAGAATCTCAAAGAATGGGCAGCAAGAAAATATGATTTCTTCGCCATCAACAACAAACGAAAAACCGCATTTGAAGAAACTTGCGGAACACAAACACATATTTGATTTCTACGTTCAAACTGGTGAGTTGGTTGGTTTACATCCACACATCAAAGATGAAATCGTATCTGCGTATCGTGTAGAACATCCCTTTTATCATTACAACACTTCATGTGCTTCATGTGTAATTGAAATGCTTGAAACAATTTATAGATGGTATGGAAAACAATAAAAGATTCCCAAACAACGACATTCATCCAACTGCCATTATTTACGATGGAGTTATCATAGGCACTGGCAACACCATTGGTGCTTATTGTATTATTGGCGCACCTGCGGAATGTAAAGGCAAAGAAAAAAGCGGATTGGTTTACATTGGTGACAACAATGTAATTACTGGATTGGTCACAATAGATTCAGGAACAGACGCAAGGACTTTAGTTTACAACAACTGCTATATTATGAAACACGCACACATCGGACATGATGCGTGTATCGGAAACGATGTAACACTTTCCTGCGGTTCAAAAATCGGTGGTCATGCTTTGATAGGACACAAATGCAATATCGGTTTGAATGCGGTGATTCATCAGCGTGTTATGATTCCTGAAGGTTGCATGATTGGCGCATCGGCATTTGTAGGTAAGAAATCAAAACTTGAACCATTCCAAAAGTATGCAGGTATTCCAGTTAGACATTTGGGAGAAAATATAAAAAAATGAAAGTAGCAATTCTATTCCTTGACTATCTACGTCACGACCACACGAAACAAGCGTTGCAATCAATCGCAAAGGCAGGTTATCCATTTGACCTTTTTACCATCAGGCAGAAAGGAATTGCAAAAGCATTGAACATCGGGATTGATATGACAAGAGATTATGATGCGGTTGTAACTTGTGCAAACGATATTGAAATGCCTGATAATTGGTTGCATGAAATGGTTATCTATTCAAGCAACATTCCTGAAACTGGTATGTGTGGAATCCATTGCGTTGAAACTATTGAAAAAATAATTGAAGTGAACGGAATGTCAATACATCCGACATTCACTGCGTTTGGAAATATACTGATGCCACGCAAGGCAATAGATGCAATCGGATATTATAACGAAGATTACGACCCTTACGGAATGCAGGATGGTGATTATGCCTACCGATTAAATAAAAAAGGATTCATCAATTACTATATCCCAAACATGAAATCAAATCACATCGGTAATGATGTCGGAAACGGAACTGATTACAGAAAGATGAAAGACGAAGGCTTGGCGTTGTCAGGTGATAAATGGAAACATTGGACAACACATTATGATGAAACCGAAAACTACACAATATTTCAAAGGCAAATGTTATGATATTAATAGGCGGACAAATTGAAAACATAAGTTCACGCAAGGACAAGACAATAAAACTGACAATCGGAACGCAAGAACTTGCGCCAAATCAATTTGGACAGATATTTGAACTGCATCAATCATTCTGTTATTTGGGAATAAAAAAAGAACCATTCACAAAAGATGAAACAGATGTATTGGAAACATTGAAAGCAGATTATTCAAATGCTAAAACACCATCACAAAGGTTGCGTGGCATTCTCTACCTGAACTTTCAAAACAATCCTGAAGGTTACATTGATTTCAATAGTTACTATATCGCGAAAATGGAATTAATATGTGAGCATTACAAATCAAAGTTGGATTGAAAAATCACACTAAAATATACTTCAAACATTTTGGCTATGACATTTCAGATTTTATACCATGTGAAGTATGCGGAAGAAAGGCAGTTGATATACACCATATCAAATGCAGAGGTATGGGCGGAAGCAAAGAGCATGATAACATCACAAACCTTATGGCACTATGCAGAGAATGCCACATCAATTTTGGAGATAAAAAACAACACATTGAATTCCTAATTGAAAAACATAAAACCAAACTAAATGGAACTGACAATTAAAATGCACGAAACAACAATATCTATATCAACGGACAACGATGAAATGACATTGACTGAAATATACGACCATTTCAACGCAATGCTAATCGGTTGCACATTCACACAAAAACAGATTGATAACTATATCGTTGACAAAGCAATTGAAATTGAACAAAATGACACCATTGCTAATTAAACAAATAGACAAAGCAAATCACTTCATTGCAGGTTATTTGATTTATGCAATGTTTTTTCTTTTTATCAATTATTGGGCATTGATTCCACTGGTGACAATCGCAGTAGGAAAAGAATTAATTGACGCATACAAACGTAAACTGCCATTTGATTTTGCAGATTGCATTTACACAATCATCGGTGGCATACCTATTTTTTTAATCACTTTAAAATAAACACATGAAATTAACAACGGCACTTAAAATGCTAATTGCATTGCCACTAATCATCGGTTTCCCTTGTCCGTTAATATCGGCAGAACTTTTGCAAATGAATCACGCAGTATGGTTCACACCTATTTGCTACGCATCTGCATTTATCGGAGTTGGTTTAGTATTTGGATTTCAAACATACTATCCACGACCTAAAATGATAGGCAATTTGAATCAGGACATAAAACCACAAATCAACCAAACGTGGGTTGTATTCTTTATTAGTTTGATATGCAACCTTACCTTCGCAAATCTATGTTGAATTAAACAACCGAAAATCAACCGATGGCAAACAAATTAGACAATCTTAAAAAAGGGGATGGATTTGACAAATACCCTGAACGTATCAATAGAGAGGGCAGACCACGCAAATACGTTTCATTGCTAAAGGATGCAGGTTATAAACTTTCAGAAATAAACGATAGCATCCAAAACATGATGGCAATGGATTTAGAAGAACTGAAAAAGGTTTATGACAATCCAAAAGCAACGATACTGGAAAAGACAATCGCAAACGCAATGGTTAAGTCATTGCAAAAGGGTTCTTTGTATTCCCTTGAAACATTGCTCACAAGGGTGTATGGAAAGCCAAAAGAAACGTCAAGCGTTGAGAATAGTGGTAAGATTGAGTTCGTCATTACCAAAGGCAAAACAATCCTTTAAAACGTCTTAAAATGCGTTAAGTGACTATTGAAATACCTGAACTACATCCGAACCAACAAAGCATCCTTGACAACTCAGCAAGGTTTCGTGTTGTAATGTGTGGTAGACGTTTCGGCAAATCTGAGCTTGCGCAGATTGAAATGATATACGAGGGAATCAAAGGAAATGCAATCGGATACATCACACCCACTTATCAACTTGCAAAGACATTCTTTGCTAAACTTGCGAAGATACTTCCGTTTGAAAATAACAAATCTGATTTGATTATCAACTTTCCGAATGGTGGTTCAATTCGTTTCTTCACTGGTGAACGTTTGGATAACCTACGAGGTCGCAAATTTCATTTTGTAGTTGTTGATGAGGCATCGTTCATCCCTGACCTTGAAAGCGGATGGCTAAATTCAATCAGACCAACGTTGACAGATTACAAAGGTCGTGCGTTATTCCTATCCACACCGAAAGGAAAAAACTATTTCTATTCACTATATCTTAAAGGGTTGTCACGTGAAACAGATTGGCATTCGTTCAAGTTCACCACATACGACAATCCGTATATTGACAAACATGAAATTGATGATGCAAAGATTCAGTTGCCTGAAAAAGTGTTTGAGCAGGAATACATGGCAAACGCAATGGAGAATGCATCAAATCCATTCGGCATTGAACACATATCAAAGTGCATTAAAGAACTATCAAACAAGCCAGTGAAGTATTACGGAATTGATTTGGCGAAGTCGGTGGATTGGTCGGTCATTATCGGATTGGATGAAGATGGTTGCGTGTGTTATTTCAACCGATTTCAAAAGGATTGGAAACAGACAAAAGAAACAATACTAACGTTAGACAGAAGCATTCCGATTTTGATTGATAGTACTGGCGTTGGTGATGCTATCACTGAAGATTTGCAAAACTATTTTTCAAACATGGAAGGTTTTAAATACACGTCTACGAGCAAACAACAACTGATGGAATTGCTATCATCATCAATTCACAAAGGTGAGGTTTGTTTTCCTGATGGTATAATCAAAGAGGAATTGGAAATCTTTGAATATCAATTCACATCAACTGGCGTGAGGTATAATGCGCCACAAGGGTTTCACGATGATTGTGTCAATGCGTTAGCACTTGCAGTAAAGTGCAAAAATCAATTCAGGTTTTCAGGTGAATATTATTTCATTTAGTATTTTCTAAAATTTACATAATATATTATGAAGGTCAGTATTAAAAAGTTTCAGGAATTGTATTCCATTGCGCAATCGGATGCGGATGAACTGACAAAAAGCAGTTTGTTGATTCAAAACCTTACTGGTAAAACAGAATCGGAACTTGACAACATGAGTATTGTTAAGTATGGCAAATTGTGTAAGCGTGTGAATGAGTTGTTTGAAAGGTATCAAAAAGAATTGGACAATAAGAAACCAAAGCAATATGTTAAGGTAAACGGACAATGGTACTTTTTGAATTATGAATTAGACAAACAAAACGCAGGTAAGTATGTTGAGGTTGCGACATTCGGTAGTGATTTGATTGGAAACCTGCACAAGATAATGGCAACGATGGCAATGCCGATGGTCTGGAGTTGGAAAGGATTGAAATTGTATGAAGGTGAAACGAATCACAATAAGATTGCAAATGATATGTTGGAGTTGGATTTTGAGGTGGCATATCATGCTGCGGTTTTTTTTTGCGCAGTTTTAAGGCTATCAATGCTCAATTTGAATATCTATTTCACACAGACGGGGAATCCGAAGGCGGTGGAATTGGGAGAGAATTTAGCAAAAATTTTGGATGGTTATATAATGCCAAAATGGTATCGGAATTTGAAAATATCAGCATAGATGAAGTATGGAAATTGTCGGTGTTTCAATTCCTGAATGATTTGAGTTACTTAAAGATGAAGCGTGAAATAGACGCAGAACATGAACGTAAATTAATGATGAAATATAATGCCAAGCATTGACAGAAATCAGGTTGTAAATTTAGAAAACGGATTCATAAAATCAGGTGGAACTTTTGCATTTCAAAGGCTTGATTTGAAATCGTTGGATAAGTTATTGGCTGAATATGCGGAGAATTACAAAGATGCTTTGATTGCGGAAATAAAGAGAAAGCAAATTACTGCCAGTGGTGAGATGGAAAAAAACATTACGTTCACTTTGAAAGACAAACAAGGAATCAAAGTGTTGGAAATTTACATGGTTGATTATGCTAAGTTCATTGACAAAGGTGTTAAAGGTTGGGGTTCATCAAAGAATGCGCCATCATCACCTTACAAGTACAAGACAAAGGGGA